AAGTTGAGATTGAGGGTCAAGAAGAGGAGCCTAAAGAAGCGAAGGCCTCTTCTGAACCAGAGCCCGAAGTTGAAATTGTTCCTGAACCTGTAGCGGAAGATCCGGAGGAACTGGATGAGTATAGTAAGGGTGTGCAGAAACGCATACGCCAACTTAACCAGCGGTATCGTGATGAACAGGTTAGCCGAGAAGAAGCGACTAAGGTTGCGGAAAAGCTAGCAGAGCAAAACAGGCAGCTTCAGGCAAGAGTTCAACAATTAGATACTGGGTATCTCAATGAGTACGGAAATCGTGTTCAGTCTGAGACTTCCGCAGCGGAGAAAGCATATCTTCAAGCCGCGGACGAGGGCGATACTGAAGCAATGTTGGCCGCGCAAAAGGCTTTAAACAGGGCTCAATACGATGAAAGCCGCTTTGCCGCTGCTAAACAGCGGGTAGAACAACAGGCGCAACAACCTGTTCAACAGCCGGCCGCTCCTCAACAACAACAGGCACCACAAGTAGACCCTAAAGCAGATGCTTGGGCTAAGAAAAACACTTGGTTTGGTGACGATGACGTAATGACGGCGTCTGTGTTTGCTATCCACAATAGGATGGTTACTCAAGAAGGGTTTGACCCAACGTCCGATGACTACTATACAGAGGTAGATAGGCGGATGCGTTCGGAGTTTCCAAATAAGTTTGCCGTTAAGAAATCGGGAGGGGGTGCCCAGGTCGCTTCTGCTGCATCCTCAGCCTCTCGTAACACTAACCAGAAGCGTACTAAGTCGGTCAGGCTGACCCAGAGGCAAGTTATTATGGCGAAGAAACTTAACGTCCCTCTCGCTGAATACGCAAAATTTGTGAAGGATTAGACCATGGCTGAAAGAAAAACTCGAGAAAGCTCAACTCGCGAAAAAACTGAGCGGCGTAAACCATGGGCTCCGCCCCAACGATTAGAGGCTCCTGACCCCCCGGTGGGTTATGTGCAACGATGGATCCGAATATCCATGCGTGGTGAGGAAGACAAAACAAATGTCTATTCCAAATTTCGTGAAGGATGGGAACCTGTTCGCGCAGATGAGTACCCCGACCATGCTTACCCCACAATAGATGAGGGTCAGTATTCAGGGATAATCGGTAACGGTGGACTAATGCTTTGCAGACTGCCTGAAGAAACAGCGAAAGAACGAGCCGATTACTACGGGTTACGGACCCGAGATCAAATGGTCGCTGTAGATTCTGACTTAATGAAGGAGCAACATCCTTCAATGCCGATTAGTAATAACCGGCAATCCCGTGTAACTTTCGGAGGTCGCGGAAGCGGGTCCGAATAAAATTTGAGGTGCTATCATGGCAAATTCTAATGTCGCTTTCGGGTTCCGCCCGTATGGTGTTTTAGGTTCGGCCGCTAACACCACCGGTACAACTGAATATCGTATCGCATCAGATAACAGCAACCCAATCTTCCAAGGCATGGCGGTTATTCCGTTGGCTGCGGGAGTAATTGACGATCTGCAAGCTGCGGCTGGCGGTAACGTTTCTACGGTTGGTGTGTTCAACGGTTGCGAATACGTGTCTTCTACTACCGGTGAAAAGATCTTTTCCAACTATTGGCCTGGATCTGGAGCGGACTCTAACTTCCCTGTAAAGGCTTTTGTGTACGACAATCCTGCTCAACTGTTTACCATCGCAACGTCTAACGTTGTTGCTGCGGCAAACACTGAGGCTGAAGTTCGTGCTGCGGTCTTTGCTAACATTGCGTTAGCTACAGGTAATAGTGGTTCTACTACCACTGGTATTTCTTCTGCAACTGCGGATTTAAATACCATCGCAACCACCAACACGTTGTTCTGTCGTATTATGGGTGTTCTTGATGACCCAGAAAATAGCGACTTTACCGCTGCTGGTATCCCGTTAATCGTTCGTTTAAACAACCACTTCAATGCGCCGACAGGCTCCATTGCAGCTGGCACTGTTTCAACAACTGGCGTATAAGGAAGGGTATAGATAATGGCTATTTCTCGCGCACAACTAGCGAAAGAGCTAGAACCCGGCCTAAACGCACTGTTTGGAATGGAATACGACCGGTACGAGGGTCAACACGCAGAAATCTACACAACCGAATCTTCGGACAGAGCGTTCGAGGAAGAGGTGATGCTCAGTGGATTTGGCGCTGCGCCCACTAAGGCAGAGGGAAGTAACATAAGTTACGATGATGCTAACGAAGCGTACACCGCTCGTTATAATCATGAAACGCTGGCGTTGGCCTTCTCGATTACGGAAGAAGCAATTGAGGACAATCTCTATGATCGTCTTGGATCACGCTATACCAAAGCCCTTGCTCGTTCGATGGCTCACAGTAAACAAGTTAAGGCCGCTGCGGTTCTTAACAATGCGTTTACTGCGGGTGCTTCGGCAGGTGGTGACGGGGTTGCTCTTTGTGCATCCAACCACCCACTGACTAACGGTGGAACTCTCGACAACGTGTCAGCCGCTGATTTGAACGAAACCTCTCTTGAGGACGCTCTTATCAACATCGCTGGCTTCGTTGATGAGCGTGGCCTGAAGGTTGCTCTTCGTGGTGTGAAGATGATTATTCCGCGCCAGCTACAGTTTGTAGCTCAACGGATACTCAACACTGAACTTCGGGTAGGCACTTCGGACAACGATATAAACGCAGTGAAGTCTATGGGAATGTTGCCCGGTGGTTACGCCGTCAACGACTTTTTGACAGATCCAGATGCGTTTTTTGTTTTGACCGATGCTCCTCGCGGGTTCATTCACTTTGAGCGGACGCCTCTTTCAACCAACATGGAAGCGGACTTTGACACTGGTAACATGCGGTTTAAAGCCCGTGAGCGTTACTCGTTTGGGTTCTCAGATCCTCGTTGCGTTTTTGGTTCTCCTGGCGTATAATATTGCGATACAACCTCCCTGTATTGTAAACTGGGGCCGTCTTCGGATGGCCCCTTTCTTTTTGTTTAAACGTATTGTACAATCACGGTATCCCTGACAGGTGCATGAAGCATCTGACTTAACCCAAGACAGGAGATAATCATGGGTAATTCTACATTTTCAGGACCAGTACGGTCTGAAAACGGTTTTCAAATAATTTCTACAGACTCCACAACAGGTACAGAAACCACTGTGGCAAGCACCGCGTCTACTGGTATTGTTACCAACAAGTATGTAAAGCACGTTGGTTTTGCGACAGGAGTTACTGTAAACACTACCGCAGGCGATAGTCCGACCATTGGTGAGTTCACACAACCGGCAAACACAATCATCACAGACATTAAGATTTTCTGTGATACCTCGCCAGTAATCGGCACAGGTGATATTGGTTATGAAGTTGGAACATCTAGCTCTGGCGCACAGATCGTTGCGGCTCAGACTGATGAAATCTTAGATGGCGGCACGACTGTTGTTGAGCATAACGTGACTATAACCGCGTTGGTTTTGCAAACTCAGGACGGCACTACTGCTCCAGCCTCTGTTCAGTACACCTCTGCAGAACGTACAATCTACTGCAACATCACTAATACTGTCGATGCCACAACAGCGGGTTCATTTACGTTCATCATTGAGTATGTGCAAATTGCATAAATAGGAGTGTGAGATGGCTGATGCTGTAGCTACACAAACGCTTTTTGATGGCTCAAAAAAGGTCATTCAAAAGTTTACTAACATCTCAGATGGTACTGGTGAGTCTGCGGTAAAGAAGGTCGATGTTTCAGCGTTGGCCTCTAACTCTGACGGCACAGCCTGCACTGGAGTAGTGATAGAGCGCATCTGGTGGCAGTGTATTGGAATGAAGGTGCAAATCCTATGGGATGCAACTACTGACATTCTGTGTATTGAGCTAGGTGAAAACCAAAGCGGCAATCATGACTACACCACCTTTGGGGGCCTGACTAACAACTCGGGTTCTGGGAAGACCGGTGACATTATGTTTACCACTGTGGGGCATACTAGCGCCGACACGTACACTATTATTCTTGAGATGCGTAAAGAGTACTAATCGTCATGGGTGATAAACCGATCAGGCGCACAAAAAAGAATTACCGCCCCACTAAGTCTGGGGCGGGAATGACTGAGGATGGTGTAAAGGCTCATCGAAGAGCCAACCCTGGTTCTAAGTTAAAGACCGCGGTTACCGGCAAGGTTAAGAAGGGCAGTAAGGACGCGAAGAGGCGCAAGTCTTATTGCGCTCGTTCTGCGGGACAGATGAAGAAGTTTCCGAAGGCTGCAAAAGATCCAAACAGCAGGCTTCGTCAAGCAAGGAAGCGTTGGAAATGTTAGGTAAGCAGTTCATAGTTATCGTGGCTACTGCTTTTATTGGCGGCGTTGGCGCGGTTACCTATAGCTGGGCAAGTTGGGCAACTAATACTTTAATTTCTGTAGATAAAAAAACGGAAGTTATTGCATCAGAGATATCGTACATAAAGTTGTACATGGAGCGTGATTATGGCTATGTCCCGAGGGCAGATGAAACAGCAAGTGTCAAAGCCACCCGGTAAAACACCGAAGGGTCTTGTATACTACAAGAATGGTGGCGGTGTTTCTGCTAAATCAAAAGGCAGTAAAATTTGCCCAAAGGGTAAGGCTTGGGCCCAGCGCACCTTTGATACATATCCCTCTGCTTATGCGAACATGGCTGCATCTAAGTATTGCAAAGACCCAAACTATGCAAAAGGCGCAAAGGGCAAAAAGAAGAAGAGAGCGTAATGGGTGAGCTAAAGAAATGGCGTGATCAGAAGTGGGTAAGGATAGGAACCGATGGCAAGATTAAAGGTGAGTGCGGTACTTCAAAAGACAAGAAGAACCCTGACCGATGCCTTCCGCTGGCTAAAGCACGTTCTCTTTCTAAAAAAGATAGATCTGATACTGCAAAGAAAAAAAAGGCGGCTGGCAGAAAAGGAAAAACCGTTGTCAGCAACACCAAAAAAGCCAAGGTCAAAGGATACCGACTCGGCGGAGAAGTCAACGGAGCAAAAAGGCCGTACCAAGGCAAAAGCAAAAAAGGCGAAGCGGTCGCGAAAGGCTGCGGAGCGGTAATGGCCGACAGGCGCAAAAGCACCAAGGGCGTGGTGCGTCAGTTTTAAAGGAGTACGGATATGAAAAAACCTACAGATGATCAAGCCGGTTTGAAAAAACTGCCTACAGCGGTTCGTAACAAAATGGGCTACATGAAAAACGGTGGCAAGGTCAAAGCCAAGGGTATGGCAATGGGCGGCAAGGTAAAGTCCAAAGGTTACGCTATGGGTGGCCGAGTTAAGTCTAAGGGCATGGCAATGGGCGGCAAGGTCAACACTAAAGGCATGGCAATGGGCGGTAAGGTTCAGGGCTTTAGAAATGGCGGCGCAGTGATGGTTAAGACCAACCAGAAACCACATATGAGTTAAGGCCATGACAGTATCAGGATCCAGGGACTTCAACCTCGATGTCGGTGAGGTTATCGAAGAAGCATATGAACGCTGCGGGATTGAAGTTCGCACTGGGTATGATGCTCGTACCGCTCGTAGATCGTTAAACCTTATGTTCGCTGATTGGGCGAACAGAGGGATTAACATGTGGACGGTTAAATCGGAAACGGTAACTTTAACGCAAGGGACTAGCGCAGTAACGTTGGCCGCGGATGTTGTTGATGTCCTAGAGATTGTGTTGCGCCGAGATGGAACAGACTTTGAGATTACAAGAATTAGTCGTGGGGAATATGTCACTCTTCCTGACAAGACTACTCAGGGTCGGCCCAGCCAGTTTTATTTTGATCGTCAGATTACGCCTATCTTAAATCTTTGGGCAACACCTGAAAACTCTACAGATCAACTGGTTTACCATTATGTTCGTCGCATTGATGATGCAGATACGCTGGTTAATACAACGGACATGCCGTTTAGGTTTTATCCTTGTATGGTAGCTGGCTTGGCGTATTACATTGCAATGAAGAGAACGCCAGATCGTATTCAAATGCTAAAGACTGTCTATGAGGAGGAGTTCCAACGAGCGTCTGATGAGGATGAAGACCGAGTTCCGTTAAAGTTACAGCCTAGCTTCCAATACTTGAGGGTCTAATATGCCATACGCCTCTGACAAAAACGCTTATGGAATATCTGATCGATCCGGATTTCGGTATCGTCTGAAAGACATGCGTGTTGAGTGGACCGGAGCTAAGGTAGGTAAAGACGAGTTTGAAACAAAGCACCCGCAACTCTTTCCTCCTAGGGTTGGCCCAGATCCGCAAGCCTTGAAGAACCCTCGCCCTGAGTCAGATTTAGACACACAAAGAAATATTCAATACGGCTTTAACCCTGTTGGCTTGCGAAGTTTTGGTGGCGGGGATGGAGTTTTAACGCCTAATAATCTTATTGCAGAAGGTTCTGTTGGAAAGGTCACGGTAACAACATGAGCTTCACATACTCCACACTTAAGACAGCAATTCAAGAATATACCGATAACGATGAAGCAGCGTTCATTCGTAATCTACCTTTGTTTATAAGAATGACAGAGGAACGCATTTTAAAAAACGTTCAACTTTCAGTGTTTCAACGGAATGCCTCTGGAACGTTAACCTCGGGCAACCAGTTCTTAACAACGCCTTCTGATTTTATTGCGCCGTTTTCTCTTAGCACCATCGTTAGCAGCAACAAGGTATTTTTGCTGTTTAAAGATTTAGACTTTGTGCAGACATACACTCCTGACCCTACTACTACAGGTGTCCCTATTTATTACGCGCAATTTGATGCGGACAACTTTATCGTGGGGCCAACGCCAAACAGTAGTTATGCTGTAGAACTTGCATATTTTTATAGACCTGCCAGTTTAACGGTGAGTACATTTACATTAACCATGACGAGTGTGTCAGGAACCTTTACAACCTCTGACACAATTTCGGGTTCAAGCAGCGGCCAATCCTCAGAGGTTACTGCGGTTCCTTCTTCTACGACAATTACGGTAAAAATACCCAGTGGATCTTTTACGGTTGGTGAGACTTTAACGGGTTCAAGTAGCGGCGCCACTGGCGTTTTATCTGTTATTGGAGAGGATGCCACCACTTCTTGGCTAAGTGACGATGGTCGTATGACTTTGTTGTACGGGTGTCTTTCCGAGGCATACACCTTTATGAAGGGGGACGCGAACCTCATGACCTTGTACGAAGGCCGTTTTAGAGAAGGTTTGTCTAGACTTAAAAACCTGGGCGAAGGCCAAGAAATTGCAGATGAGTATCGTTATGGTCCGATCAGGAAAGCTAGAACATGAACAATATGTCTTTCGGAGAGTTTAAGGTTGACGTTCAAACCACTAACAATCGTGGAGCAACTCCTGAAGAAGTGGCGCATCGTTGCGTAGGTAAGATCGTTGCTTTCTCTGAAGACGCGCATCCTACGCTGCGAGATCAAGCAATTGCCTATCGAGATAGCATTGAGAAGCTGTTGGTCATCTATATGAAACAGGCTATCCAAAGTGACCGTACTACGGTATATAATGCAATTAAAGAAGCGGGTCATCCTACGTTGGCCGAATATATAAGGAAAATGTAAATGGCATTCTCAGGAAACTTTTTGTGTACCTCGTTTAAAAAAGAACTGATGACGGCTACACACAATTTCACCGCAGCAAGCGATCAATTTAAGTTGGCGTTGTATACAAACAGCGCCAGTTTTAACGCAGCAACAACTGCTTACACCAGTAGCAATGAGGTTACTGGCACGAACTACACGGCTAAAGGAAACTTTCTAACAAGCGTAACGCCAACTACTAGCGGCACAACGGCGCTTACAGACTTTGCTGACGAGGTGTTTTCCAACGTGACAATTTCTTCTGTAAGAGGTGCGTTAATTTACAACGAGGCTGCAACGAGTGACCCTTCTGTTTGTGTGCTAGACTTTGGAGCGGACAAGGGCGCAAGCTCTGGTGACTTTACTATTGTTTTTCCTACAGCGGACGCAAGTAACGCAATTATACGGATAGCATAATATGGCAGTTGTTCTTGGAAATCGTGCAAAAATGTCCACCAGTACCACGGGTACTGGAACGATTACCTTGGGCAGCGCCCTGTCCGGGTATCAGACCTTTGCACAAGCTGGCATAACTAATGGTCAGACGGTCAGGTACGCGATAGAAGACGGCACTAACTTTGAGATAGGAAGCGGTGTTTACACCTCT